CACGTGGGTGTTCAGATTGTTTTGCAACTTCTAACGCATGATATAAAGCATTCTGACCAGTTATTAGAAGTTCACGTAGATTTCCTCTAGTAGTTTCGTAGTCAGTTTCAATTTTACCTTCTGGTGTTTTTACAATTTCACCAGTGGTATTATCAATCACTTCAAGTTCCTTTTGTTGAGGTGTCATATTAAATACCTCAGATAATGTATCATCAATTTTCATATTAGTCGTTACGAGTATTTCTAGTTGGAGGATCGTTAGGATCAAGAGCCACTGATACTTGTGCTGATAACATTGGTCTTGGAACTGGCGCTGGAGCAGGTGTAGGTAAAGTTGGTGTTACATTTACTGCTGACCCTGCAATCTTTTCTTGCGTGCGACCAAAAGCAGCGATACCTAGAACAGCACCCATAGCAAGGTGAAATAAACCAGCACCTTGAAGTGTTAGCGGATTCCATTGCGCCATATTCGCTGTGTGTAATACTGCGTGTAAAATAGACCAAAGTACAGGAAATATGACAAAGTCGCAAGTACACACAACCATGTACATCCAACCCATAGCTGGACGCCATTTCTTTTGCATCCAATCTTCTTCTTTTTTAACTTCTTCTACCATACATTACCTCTTTAAAATACCTGGAATTTTTGTCACAATTTTGGAACCAACTGCACCGATTGCGAAATTCTTTAATCTGTTCACGAACTTAGTTAGAGGATCGTTTTGTACTTTTGTTGCACTTGGAGTTTCGTTAAAAACTGGATTATACTTATTATTATATCCAGGAATGCCAGTAACAACAGTATCTCCAATAAAAATTGGATTATATGCACTTGGTGTATCGCCTTCAAATTGATATGGGTAGAAACTACCATCATATTGATCTTCGTTATATGTAGTAGTATATTTACCAACATAATAGTATTTGTAAGCAAAATTAACAGATAACTTCATTATGTCTTTTCCAGCATAATCTAATTGTATTGTACCAATACTTTTTGGGAATGCTTCATATAACTTAACACCGTATCTAGAATTGTTTTTTAAATCTTGTACTTCAATTACGATATCGCAAGTATAATTATCGTAATAATTAAAATTTCTAGTACCTGGATTTTGTATTGATGTTATCCAATCATCAAAAAATGTTTTTACTGTCATTGATGTATCAACATAGAATGACATATTAACATCGTCAAACAATCTTTCATATGGCGCTTTTCTAGTTTCACCATAAGTCCTCATATCAGAAGTGTTAAAGTTTGTTCCTGGAATTTGAATTTGGTCGCATAGCATTAATACATCTCGTGATCTTTCTCCACGATTTGATATTAATACAGTGTATCTGTTAGTTCTTGCTAAACCACCAAGTTTTACTAATGATATAAAATCGTTTAATGGAGATTGTGCCATTTATGCTCTTCTTATAATTTTTCTGGAATCTGCCCAGACTTGTTGTTTGGATGCGCCAACAAATCTTTCAACAGGTAATAACATAGCAGTTGCCCAGTCTTCTGAATAGATTTGTCTAAATTGGCTTCTTACATGACCAGATAAATATTGTTTTACGCAGGGCTTGGCAGGAGCAAAACGAGAAACTCCATCAATCAATGCCCAGCTGTATTTGATTCTTGTTGTTTCATCCATACGACTATTGTTCTTAAATACTAGCAACTGGTCCAGTAAGTTAATTCTTAGGTGGTATGGTAGATAGTGCATATTTAAACCATAGAATCCGTCTTGAGTTTTTCTAAAAGGAAACACTAATGGAAATCTGTCATAATATGGTAGATCGTCTTTTGTTTTTGGATCATATACATACATATATAAGTTTCCAGGAACGATAGCAGATCTTAGGTGGCTCGGCTCACCCTTCAACACTTTATTTGGAGTGATGTTTTGCTGCGCCATAGCAGCGACTTGCTTTTCGAACCAACCTCTAGATCTCTTTACCGCATTGGTAAGGTCAAATTTGTTTTGGTCGAAAACGTCTTGAATTGGTTTCTTGATAGCCATATTCTTTATTTAGGTCAAACCAACCCAAGTTCTTTTTCTGTTATGATTTTAAATTCCCAGCCACGATCTTTGCAGTATTCGGTCGCTGCTTTCCACTTGGCTTGGTTTTTGATATAAGTCATAGACTCAGTAATATATCTCTTGGTTTGACGTCCAGGATATTCTGGCGGAACACATTGTTTAGCTGGTTTTACTTCAACTAGATATCGCTTTAATGATCCATCTTTCTGTTGAACTTGGATCTGAAAGTCTACGAAATAACGATGAATTTTATTGTCGGTTGGGCAACGATAAGGTACTATCGTTTCTTCCGATTGCCACTTTATAATGCTTGGATTCTTGTCACACCAAGATGCAAAACGAGTCTCCCAACTAGATCGCATGATAATGTTGGTTGGATCTCCAGTATATTTTTCTGGATATAAAGGTTTGAACAATCTTTTATGGAACATAAATAAGTAATAGAATAGCCAATAACCCACTATTTAGAGAAATTAAATGGCAGATACCACACCAGCAACGCAAGCAGCACCAGCTTCTACTACTCCAAAACCAAACCTTTATACGCCAAGAGGGGAATCGTCACAATTTGAGAAGGGTAAATATGATATAAGCAACTACTCATATCCATCTGATTTGTATGATAATCGTGGTACATATGGTGGTAATTATGCTATATTTTATATCAACGTATCTAGTGAATCCAAATTATTAAAAGAAGATGGAGTTCAAACAGTCGCTGATTTTACTGCAAATGACAGGGGTGATTTAGTTGGTCAAGGATTAAGTGCTACTCAATTAACAGCAGCAAATGCTACAGCAGGAGTTATTACTGGTGCTATCGCTGGTGGATTATTAACTGGTGATGTAAAGGGTGCGGCAGCTGGTGCAGCTACTGGCGGTATCGTCGGCGCAGCTACTGGCGCAATTGTTGGCTCGCAGGGGTCTCGTTCACAGAAACGATTGAAGACTGCTATCGCTTTACATATTCCAAACAATCTTTCAGTTAATTACAGCATGTCTTGGAGTGAAGAAGATACTGGTGCACTGGCCATGGCTGCAGCTGGAGGTTACGAAGTAGCAAAAGCAATTAGCACTGGTGGTAAAAATACTGACGTAAGTGGTGTCGGTGCAGCTATTCTTACTAATATTGCTCTTGCGAATGGTCCAAACCAAGGAGCAAATTCTGTTGCTACTGGATTAGCAGCAAACCCAAAGAAAGAACAAGTATTTAAAGGTGTCAACTTCAGAACATTTAGTTTTGATTATAAGTTCTTCCCAAGAAACTGGAATGAAGCACAAAACATACGTAACATTATTGCTCAGTTTAAATACCACATGCATCCTGAATTCAAGGATAACAATAATTTCGTTTATATCTATCCATCTGAATTTGATATCTTCTATTATCAAGATGGCGAAGAAAATCTAAACTTGCATCGCCACACTTCTTGCGTTCTCACTGATATGTCAATCAATTATACACCAAACGGCATGTTCAGTACATTCCCTGATGGTTCGCCAACTCAAATTGATATTACTTTATCATTCCGTGAATTGGCTCTATTGACTAAAGATAAAGTTAAGGATGGTCTATAATGTATTTTAAAAATTTCCCAAAGATGCTTTATGACTTTGATATTACTAAAGTCTCAGGATCTGGAACTCAAGCAAAAGCTACAGCGTTTATTGGTGGCGGAGCAATTACTGGTGTTCGTATTGATGATGGCGGAACAGGTTATGTTTCGGCAGATATAATTTTCTCCGCTCCAGATCAAACATATCAAGGTAGCCAGTCAGCTGCTCAAGGATTTGCTATTGTTAATAATGGTTCCATAACAGAAATTGTCATGACCATTGGTGGCGCAGGTTATACATCAACTCCAACTGTAACTATCTCAACACCATATACTACTTTAGAAACGCAAACCAAAGCACTAAACCTTACGGATATTACAAGAAACATTAGATTTCGCAGAGACATTCTTGCTAATATTACGGTATATGATTTCTATGATGTTGTTGAAGGAGAAACTCCAGAAATAGTTGCCGAAAAGATTTATGGTAATGCTCAATATCACTGGGTTGTTATGCTTGTCAATGAACGATATGATTATCTTGGCGACTGGCCATTGACTCAAGCAGCACTTGATCAATATATTATTGACAAATATGGTTCTACTGCAAATTCTATAAATCACTATGAGAATGCTAAAGGAATGACTGTTCCTTCAGACTACCCTTCTGCTGTTCCAATTACTAATGCAAATTATGAAGCGCAAGTAAATGAATCTAAGCGTAGAATTAAGATTATATCAGCACAGTTGTTATCAACGATTCTTAAAAACTTTAAAGATGAAATCTAATGCAATCAGTAGATAAAGAATTAAGATTTGCTGGTGATGTTAGTATTGAGAAATGCGACATATTTACTAGTGGTGGATTGAGGCAGGATATTGCCGCTCAGGTAATCGCTATTGCAGTTCATGAAGATATATTCTCACCATTTATATCTGGTTCACTAACAGTAAGAGAGTCCTTTGACTTGGTAAATCTTTTTCCATTCGTTGGTGAAGAGATGGTTGAGATTGAGATTGTAACCCCAACTCTAGACGAAAATAAAAACATACGTGGTATATTCTACATCTATAAGATGACTGATAGAGTATTACTTGGTGATAAACTGGTTGCATATGTTTTGCATTTTATATCACCCGAAGCGATTATTGACTTAAACAAAAAGATTAGCAAAGTATATTCTGGTACACCAGAAGAAATTATTAAATCTCTACTTACTGATAACGTAAATGGTTTGCAGACTAAGAAAGAAATATTTGTTGAGCCAACAGACAAACAAATTAAATTCATATCAAATTTTTGGTCGCCATCTAAGTGTATTAACTGGGTTACTGATAGCGCAGTAAATAAAAACGATGCTCCAAACTATGTGTTCTTTGAAAACCGATTTGGGTTTTACTTTATATCACTAGATACTCTTTATGCTAATGGTTTATATCAGTCGTTTACTAAAGACGGCTACACTAGAGATTCACTACCAAATGGTGGCGATGCTAGAAACGTAGAAGAAGATTTTAGAAGAATAGATGAAATCACAATTCCTGTTGGATACGACTATATGAGTAAGATTCGTGGTGGTATGTATTCTTCTAAATTAATTTCTTATGATTTGAATAGAAAAATATACAATTCTAGAAATTATAACATAAGAGATAAATACGAAAAACTAAATCACTTGAATAAGAATAAATTAATTGGTGATAACGCTATCTTCAGAGCCAATTCTCTGATACTAAATTATCCAAGACATAACGCTAACTTCAGTGGATTCGATGATGCCACTAATTACAAATATGCTCAAGAACGAATTTCTTTAATGAACTTGGCAGAAGCCAGCAAGATTGAGATTACTGTCCCAGGAAGATCTGATTACACAGTTGGTCAGAAAGTTTCTGTTACTCTAAACAAGATTCAACCAGTAAGCAAAGAAGATGATAATCAAGATATAGTTGATAAGATGTTTTCTGGTTTTTATATTATATCTGCAATTAACCATTATGTGACTAGAGAAAGACATGAATGTCATATGGAATTAATTAAAGATAGTTTACAATTAAATATTGATGGGAAGAAATAATGTTTTATACAGGTGTAGTTGAAAGTCGTTCAGACCCATTAGAACTTGGTCGTTGTCAGGTTCGTATTGTAGGGTTACATACTCACGATAAAACACAACTACCAACTCAGCAATTACCATGGGCAACTCCAGTTCAGCCGATTGGTTCTGCTGCTATGAATGGTATTGGTTATACTCCAGTTGGTCCAGTTGAAGGTACTACTGTTATTATTATGTTTGCTGATCCAGATATGCAGCAACCAGTTATGCTTGGTACTGTTGGTGGTATTCCTCAAGCACCACAACCAGTTGCTGATGATGATAGCGCAACTGCTATTCAGTCATATGCTATTAAAGATATTATTCTTCGAACTATTCAAGGTCCAGTTACTGGTAAACAACTAACCTTTATTGATAAAGAAACAAACAGAACTAATCTTACAAGTGGATTAGCTGCTAACATGAAAGTCCTTGGGTTTGGTCTTTCTAATAATTGTACTATTGTTTCTATAGATTCAGCAACTCAAATAACCATTAGCGAAGAAGTTACTGGTTATGG